CTATCGCGTGCCTATCACCGTGCAGGAGGTGGCCAACAAGATCATATCCAGGGTGAAGCATCGACGAGAGAAGGCGTGGTCGCCGCGGCGAGGAGCAGACGGCGTGATCGAGCGAGCGCTGTCCTTCGACCGCGTGGACTGCGGCAGCGGGCAGATCCTGATACTCGCGCGAAACGCATACGTTCTCAACGAGCAGATAGAGCCGACGCTCAAGCGGCAGGGTATCGTCTATCGCCGACTGCCGCACGAGCACTGGTCCATCAGCAGAAAGACTCTGGACGCCATCCAGAACTGGGAGCGGCTGCGCAAGGGACAGACGGTGGACGTGGAGGCGGTGCGCAGGATCTACGGCCTGATGACGCTGGAGCGCGGCGTGAAGCGCGGCTTCAAGACGCTGCCGAAGGCCGAGGACGACGCGGTGGTCGATCTCAAGTGGCTCAGGAAGAGCGGCGGGCTTCTCAGGGAGGATCCGTGGCACGAGGCGCTGGACCTCATCCCGGCCGGAGACAAGAACCACATTCGCGCGGCGCGGCAGCGAGGCGAGAAGCTCTCCGCCGTTCCGCGAGTGACGCTCAGCACGATACACGGAGCGAAGGGCGGCGAGGCCGACCACGTGATCCTGCTGAAGGAGATGGCGTCCCGCACGTTCGCGGAGATGCAGAAGAACCCCGAGGACGAGATGCGCGTCTGGTACGTGGCCGCCACTCGCGCTCGGGAGAAGCTGACCATCGTGGAGCCACAGCGAGACTCAGCTAGACGTTGTCAGTGGCTATAGGAGAGAAGATGATGGGCAAGTCAAAGTCAGGTAACGTAACAGCGTTCCGCTTCCGAGACGTCCGAGCCAAGATCAGACAGACGATGCTCGGTCAACTGACGGTGGACGAAGTCGCGGTCGCACTGCTGGACAGCGGATGGGATGCCCGAGATCCCAAGGGACTGATGATCAAGCCTGCCGACGAGGTGCGAGACTTCCTGCGTAACGTGTCCGTAGAGGTGAGCTTGTGGTCGGATCTGTCGCTTCCGCGCAGAAATCTGATGAAGATGATCTGCGACGCGTACTGTCGGTCGCTGGTCAAGCAGATGGACGATGCGTGAGAAGATACAGCAGTGGCACCGTCACGTTGCCAGAGTTGCGGGACAGCTGTCCCTCACTCTGGAGCGCGGCGGAGTGAGTCGGGCTGCGCTGGCCAAGTGGTCAGCGCAGCTCTCATCCGTCGCAGAGGAGATGAAGAATGCGGATAGCGGTAGTCGACACGGAGACCACGGGAGACAGCGAGCAGGATCAGGTGTGCGAGCTGGCCGTGGCGACCGTCGACGCAGAGACTCAGCAGATGATACTCGGAAGGGATCAGCTGGTGAAGCCGACCTGTTCGATGAACGTGATAGCTAGAGCCGTGCATCACATCACGGACGATCAGCTGAAGCACGCGCCCACGATGGCCAAGCTGATGGCTCGCAACAAGTCCATCCTCACGGAGATCAAGACATCGCAGTACGTGGCGATGCACTACGCGGACTTCGATCTGCGGATGCTGGAGCAGTCGGGCTACAAGCTGACGCAGGAGGCTCCGGGCGTCAAGGTGATCTGCACCTGGAGGGCGTCGCGTCATCTGTGGCCGGACGCGCCGAGGCACTCCAATCAGGTGCTGCGATACTGGCTGGACCTCGCGGTGCCCTACTGCATCAGGCCTCCCCACCGAGCGATGCCCGACGCGCTGACGACCGCCACGCTGGTCCTGCGAATGCTCACGCTCAAGACGGCGGACGAGCTGGTGCAGCTGACCAACACTCCGTATCTGCAGAGGATCATCGGCTTCGGCAAGTACAAGGGCATGGAGTGGAGGCACGTCAGGGAGATAGACCGGAGCTACCTGTCCTGGATCCTGCGGCAGGAGGACTTCGGCGAGGAGGAGCGCTACGTAGCCGAGTTCTGGAACTCTAAGCCACTCAAAGATGTACTGGAGATGAGCCATGACGATGCAGTCCTTCTTCAACTACGCGAGGCAGCGACATCAGGTGTACCTGAACCGTCTGGAGGGGAAGTCGTCCCTGACGAGGGACCCGATCCTGCAGAAGTACAGGTTCACGAACGTCTTCCGGGAGCTGGACAAGACCACTGACTGGTTCCGACGCAACGTGAGGGAGGAGATGAGAGACTCGCCGGACGTGCTACTGGCCACGGTCGTGTTCCGCATGTTCAACAGGATCAGCACGGGAGAGGCCATCTTCAATCACCTGGACTTCGACAAGAACAACGCCTTCGCGGTGTTCCTGCAGACCGGAGACCTGCGACGCATGAAGAAGGACGTCAAGGCGATCTGCGGTGACGGCCCCTACGTCACCGGAGCGTACATCATAACCTCTCCCCCCGGCTTCACCAAGCTGGACGGGATCCTGGAGATCCTGAAGAACTTCAGAGAGGAGAGCGGATGGAGGGACGCTGCCAAGCAGATGATTAAGGAGAAGATGTCTCTGCAGACGGCTTGGCTCTGGTTCAAGATGCAGCCGTGGCTCGGCACATTTCACTCGTACGAGATAGTCACGGACCTGCGGCACACCAACCTTCTCTGCGACGCGAACGACATCATGAGCTGGTGCAACGTGGGACCGGGGGCGAGGCGCGGACTGAACCGGATACACGGCAGGAACAAGAAGGATAAGAGCGTCAGGGTGCCCAAGATGCTGGAGGAGATGCAGCTGATCCTCGCGGCCAGTTGCAGTCCGGGCAACTGGCCGAGGCAGTGGCCCAAGTGGGAGATGCGAGACGTCGAGCACACGCTCTGCGAGTTCGACAAGTACGAGAGAGTCAGGAACGGCGAGGGCAGACCAAGAGGAGTGTTCGCGTGAGCACTGAGAAGTATCGTCTCTGGTACACGCAGATCATGGATCGCGCCGCGAGCCGCGAGCGCGAACCAGGAGTACGTTACGAGAGACATCACCGAAACCCTAGAAGTTTCGGCGGAGATCCGAGCTGGTATAACAGCTCAGAGAACTTGGTCTCACTGACCTATCGAGAACATTTTCTGGCACACTGGCTCTTGACTAAATTTATTCTTGATGGCAGAGCACATCATCAGATGGTGAGTGCACTCAGTAGAATGACTCAAGGCAGACCATGCTCTAGCTGGCAATACGCTATCTCCAGAGAAGCTTCACGTGAAGCAATGAGACTAGCAGTCGTGAAGCTATGGGAGTCCTCTGAATTTCGTGAGCGTAGGAGTGCTTCTATGACAAGGCAATTAAAAGAGCAGTGGAAAGATCCAGAGTATCGAGAGCGCCAAGCGAATAAAATGAGAAGAGAGTCAAAAGAAAGATGGAAAGATCCTGATTATCGTGAGAGAGGCTCAATCATATTGAAAGATTTAATCAAGAAGGCGTGGGAAAATCCTGAGCACCGAAAAAAGATGAGTGATGTTCATAAGGGTCAAATTCCCTGGATAGCAGGTCGGAAACATACAGCTGAGTCTCGAGCTAAGATGAGCGCAGCACAGAAAGGAAAACCGTCGAAGAGAAAAGGTAAGAAGCACACTCTTGAGTCTCGTGCAAAAATGAGTGCCGCAATGAAAGGACGAGAACCGTGGAATAAAGGCATGAAGATGAAGCAGCAATTAGGAGAAGTGACATGGAAAGTCCATTCTTCGTACTCATAACGTTCTGCAGCTTCCTCGGATGCGAGGAGCCGAAGCAGGTCAAGTTCGACAGCAAGGAAGCCTGCAAGGAGTTCGTGGGCGCGATGGCTAGAAACAGCAGCGCGGCGGTCACGTGCTTCGAGAGATCAACCGGAAGAGTAGTCTTCGACAGCAAGGGGAGGAGATAGATGAGACCATCTGCGGCATTCAATCTGGGAGACAGGACCGCGAGAAAGTATCGCGGTAAGATGGCGAGCGGCTACGAGGCCAAGCGCAAGAAGCAGATACGATGGGGCGAGGAGAACGCGGCGGTCGAGGACATGCTCACCGAGCTGAGGCCGCAGACCGTGATCGATTGCCCGGTGGGAACCGGCAGGTTCTTCTATCTGTATCATCAGCTGAGCGTGGCCACCGTTACGGGCGTAGACTCCTCGGAGCAGATGCTCGCCATAGCTAAGGGGAAGCTGAAGAACAAGAAGGTGCCGCCGTCCTACGTCCTGCAGGTCGGCGACGCCAGAAAGCTGGAGGGCTTGCCACCCTCCGACGTGATCGTGGCGGTGCGGTTCCTGGACCTCATCGACGAGCCCTCCATGCAGGCGGCCATGAGGGGCTTCATGAAGCTCGCGAAGAGGTCCATCATCTGCACGATACGCTTCGGCGACAAGTACGTGCTGAAGAGCAACACGGCAGAGCACGACAGGAAGAAGTTCCTGGCCATGATCAGTCGCGGCGGCTTCAAGATCACGGGTGACGTGCCGATCTTCGAGGCAGGCTGGCACGTCCTGAGAATGGACCGAAGATGAGCACCAGCTATCCGCTTCTCAAGATCGCTCGGGACACGGACTCCGACTACGGAGACGTTCTCAGCTACGCAGACTACGTCTCGCATCTGCCGCCGCGAGATCCCACGTGCTGGCAGCAGAGAGCCATTCAGAACTTGGCTTCGGGCGCGAAGCAGAGGATAATTAACCAAGTCAGGGACTTCCAGAAGCAGAGAGGTGAGACGTGAAGGCAGCCATATTCAGCTTCATAGCGTGCAGCGAGAAGTCGATGGTCGCGTCGGTCAAGGCGGCGTTCTTTCTCAGCAAGACGCTGGACCTGCCGCTGGTGGACGACGAGACCATTGAGCTCTACAAGACGGCGGACGTCCTCTTCATAGTGAACGGGGCATACGCCTTCTGCAAGCATCTAGAGCCGCTGTCGCACGCCATACGCGGCGTCAGGCGCATCGTCTGGATACAGCAGGACTACACCATAGTTCCGCCCATCAACGACGGCGACGCTACGTCGCCGTTCCGCAAGGCGTTCGTCGACCGACGCAAGGCGGGTAAGTCGCACCTGGAGTTCTGGACGACCTGCGAGAGGGAGAGCAAGCTCACGACTCTCAGCTCGCTGATAAACTGGAACGCTCTGGGGTTCGAGGAGGAGAAGCCGCCTCTGAATAAGAAGGACGCCGGAGACCTCTTCTACTACGGAAGCTTCCGAGCCGGCCGAACCAAGGCGTTCGACAAGTTCTTCAACAGTCCGTCGCTGCCCATAACCATCTCCTCGCCGACAAGTCGGTTCGAGCAGAAGTACAACGGACCCAACGTGCGACACGTCAAGAAGATAGAGGATCTGCACTCCGAGCTGGGACGGCACGGCCTCGGCCTCTATCTCGAGGACGCCAAGTCGCACAGCAACTTCCACTCGCCTCCCAACCGCTTCTACGAGATGCTCAGCGGCGGACTTCCTATGGTGTTCCAGGAGGAGGCGGGCTACACGCTGCGCAAGGCAGGCTATGACCCAGGAGACTTCCTGGTCAGCAACGCGGCCTCCGTTCAGCGCAGGATGTCCAGACGGGCAGAGATACTGAAGGAGCAGCAGGACCGATGGTGGCTGAAGGCTGCTCGCGAGAAGCGAGATCTGAAGGACAAGGTCCTAGAGGCCTACAACAGACTGGAGAAGAACCTATGACGCGCCGAAGATACCGTACTCAGGAACCCCCGTTCAACGTCACGCTGGAGCTGACGCGCGGCTGTAATCTAAACTGTCCTTTCTGCGCGGTCTCCGCGATACAGGAGAAGCAGGGCAAGGGATACGAGTTCATGAAGAAGGAGACGCTGGTCAAGGCGCTCACGGACGTGAGAGCTCTCGGCTGGAACTGTCGCGTCGGCTTCGCCATGCGCGGTGAGCCCACCATGCATCCGGACTACGTGGGGATGATGGCGGCCACTCGCGAGTGTCTGCCGAAGGCGCACATCACGATGCTGACCAACGCCGGGGGACTACTCAGGAAGCCGGGTCCGGTGGTGAACGTGACAGCGCTGTTCGACGCTGGCGTCAGCGTCCTCGGGCTGGACGACTACGAGAACGTGAAGTTCGTGGAGAAGGTCATCGCGGCCATCGAGGAGAAGGGCAAGCTGCGATCGGGCGTCAAGCATCCTCTTGGCTTCACCTACTACGACTATCCGCGGGACATTCGCGGGAACCCGCACAAGCGCCGAAGACCGGGCACGAGGACGCTGGTGAAGATACGGGATCTCGCGTCGCAGGCGGCCGACAAGAAGATTGGCAATCACGGCAAGGTGTTCAACTACGCTGGCCTCGCCTTCGCGCCCGACGACAGTATGGCAGGCAAGCGGTGTCATCATCCGTTCAGGCAGATCGCCATTCACTGGGACGGCAACGTTCCTCTGTGCTGCAACACGTGGGACAGTCCGTACTTCGTGGGCAACACGAACGAGACCAACATCGGTGAGCTGTGGCAGGGCGACGCGATGGGAGCCGCCAGGGAGAAGCTGATACGCGGCGAGCGCGACTTCACGCCGTGCCGAGGGTGCAATCATCGCAGCTATCGCGTCGGCCTGCTTCCGGACCTGATGGGTCAGGGCAAGCTGCACAAGCCCGACGCGCAGACGGCGGCAGACATCCAGGAGGCTCTCTCGCATGGTCAGCGCGACAAGGTGGTGCGTCTGCCGTGGAAGGATCGCGAGCCGGTGCCAGCCTATCAGGGACCCAGAGGAGGCGACGATGCCAGCGCAGAAGCATAGCCTGAGAGATCTAGCCGCCAGCATCGAGAGGCTATGTCGCGAGCATCCGGCATGGTCCTACACGGGAGCTCGAGAGGTGATCACCTCGGCGACCAATCATCTGTCCGCGCTGGCTCGCATACTGGAGATGCATCAGGACGAGGCTCGGCCGACGCAGACTCTTCGCTTCAGCTACGTCAACTATCGCGGCTCGTTCAGCTGGCGAACAGTTAATCCCATCAGCGTGCGGTGGGGAACCAGCGAGTGGTACGAGACTCCTCAGTGGCTGCTGATGTGCTACGACATGGACAAGAAGGACCGTCGAGAGTTCGCGCTGGCGAACATGCACGAGATCAGTCAGCTGGATCAGCACTCATGATAATCAGTCTCCTGGGAACGAACGGCGCGGGCAAGTCGCATCTGGTCCGCAGGATCATGTCCTTCTATCCGGTGAGCCGCAAGCTGGAGTATCCCGGCAGACAGAAGCCTGCCGGATACATCCTGACTCACAACAACATCAACGAGAAGCATCTGTACGTTCCCGGACACTACGAGATAGCGAACGGCGGACTGGACACGCTGCCTAGTCTACCGCTGGCGTACGAACTGATGAGGATCCACGCTCTGGAGCTCGGATGCAACGTGCTCTACGAGGGAAAGAACTTCACCGACAAGCCACAGAACCTGCTCGATCTTCGGGACGCCGGACTACCGATAGCGGTCGCCCTGATAGACGAGCCTCTGGAGGACTGCGTCAAGGCCGTTCGTGAGCGCGGTCACAAGATCCAGGAGAAGACTATCGAGGCGCTGCACAGAAAGAGTCGCAGACACTACTACGACTTTCAAGAGGAGAAGGTGGAATGCTTTTTAGGATCCCGCGAGCAGGTGTTCGCGAAGGTGTTTCGGTGGCTCAATCTGGTGTGAGGGCCGTACTGCTGGGAATGAACAATCCGCTGTCGGCGGATCCCAGGTACGCGCTCGCTCCGTTCCCGTCCGGGAGCAGCGGCTACCGTCTCTGGAGGCTTCTGCAGACGCGCCAGCCGCAGGTCACGCGAAAGGGATACATGGACGGCTTCGAGCGGCTCAACCTGATCAACTCCAGAACGTGGAGCAGGCCGGTGGCCAAGG